CCACCCCTCACACGCTTCATTTCACCAATCCGACCAAGAATATCAAACAGAGCAATCATATGCCCCGCGGTATTGCCAGCCCAACCAGGTTTGTCATTGTTGATATATGCCCAATCAACAGTACCAGTCTCGCTGACAATCACAAACATCCCGTCCTTTTTTTCTTGACTCATCGTCGATTTATTCACCGCTGCCAAAAACCTTTCATATGTTTCGTAGTGATACCCACCGATGCTCAAGTAATCGGCGTACCCGTTTCCGAACCCGTAAATTGGAAACGAGTGGATGGCAACAAAGTCCACGTACTCGCCGGCGACATTAAACACGTCGAGCATAAAATCCTCGTAATAACCGTTCATACCAATGAAAATAGAATCATCTTCGGCACGCATAGCGGTCGCAAAGTCGATGAAATCTCTGGCATATTGCTCACCGTTTGCTGGCCTGCCGTTGAACGTAGAAGGCATGTCCGACTCGTTCCCGATCTCCCAATATGAGACATTGTAACCCATCCGCTTACTATACGCGACCCATTGGCGAGCGGTTTCGATGAGCAGTTCCTTCGAAGGGCCGTTGTCAGCATTGTACATGCTGTCAAAGTTCACGGTAATGACAACATCACGGCCTTTCGCTAAAAGCATAAATTCGTCAAAGTTCACCGCATCAACAAACTCATTATTATCGTCAATAATGGTGCTGTCTGAATTTGGCCATCTAGCCTTCGTATTGAAAGCAGGGGCGTGTGAGGAGGGAACCCATGTGGGTTTCGTAGCCCACAGATAACTACTACTTTCAGAACCAGACGGAAAGCGCATTATTCCAGGAGACATACTCTTTATGATATTGGCGAATGTTGTCGCATCATTGGCCCGCTTAGAGTCAGCATCCGCGTAATTATATGTGGAAAGTCCATATTTTATGGTCGTTGGTATGGGTCTTGAGGAAACCATCGTCAAAGACAGGAACAGGATTGTATAAATCATTTTACACACACACAGTAGAAATGATATATTTATACACTGGACATTACCAGGGGCAAATGACACGTCTGAATTTTAGAATAATCAAACAAGTGTCCACACCCGTCCATATGCAGACTTTCGTGTTCCATTCAATGCTTTGCAAATATTACCATCACTTGCTTTCGCATATCCTTTCGATTTCAAGTATCTCATGGCATCGTGTTGATTATCATGTTCCTTCTCGAAGACTCCGTTGATATGCGATACACATGACATTCTCGCGGTCTTTGTACCATCATATTTACCGTTGGAATGTGCGTCACTGATGTTTTCAGATCTGGTACCAATCCGAAGTTTATGTGGTCGAAAGTCTAGTTTATCATCGTCTTCATGAAGGATGATTTCCTCGGGTTTCTTGTTAATATATTCTTCTGGAAAAAACGTCATGAACGATAATATATGACACTTTAAAATTTTACCGTTGACCGTGATGGTCGGATACCCATTATCTAGCCCTAGTCGATTTCCATATAATACATTTTCCGCATATTTTGTGATATATTTCACACGACACATATTAGAAATTTCCCAACGACCTTGAGTGTTCTTCGAATCACTAATTTCTTTCCATACTTCCTCTGAAAGATCCGGATACTCCTTATATGAGAATCCATCCTGTTTATTTCGAGCATATTTCTGAATCATTTTTTTGGTATACTCGTGTCCGAATGAATTCTTTTTGTCTTTTAAGATGACGACCCACTCTTTCGCAGACCTCTCGTCTCCATATCGAATGATGACAAACGCAGACTTCAACGTTTCTGGACGATTCTGATTATATCGTTGACCAGTCTTACACAACCATCTAATATTATTCAAAGTATCGTTGTCGGGATTTTTGTCTTTGTGATCCGCTGTATGTGCCGGGGACGGAGGCGGTCCAAGAAAAGTACTTGCGATCGCTCTGCCAATGTAAATATGTTGTTTTTTCTCAGAGACATATACGTTGCATATATTGTATTTATCCGACTTATGAACGCTGATTATCCTCCCAGTTTTCGTATTTCTAACGACTCCGGTTGAGTCAATCGCATATTTGTCAAAAATTACGTGAGTACCATCTTCCGAGTAATACTCCAATGTTTTTAACATTTTAGATAACATCTATATGATTTATTAAATCAATAAGTTTGTCAATATGAAGACATTTTCGTATCGACAAACTTGATTTATAATGATAGTATAAAATACTAGAATGCGTTATATATTTTTGTGATACGAGACGGAGTAAGCAATTCTTTAACAAACACCAAGAAGGCGGGAATCTTGGAATCTCTGTCCAACAAGAAATTCTTCATTTGAATTGCAAGACGAATTAATATCAAAACCGCTACCGCTATAGTTAGTTTCATACCGGCGGTTCCCTTTTGTATGAACCCAGTGATCAACGCGATGCCTATAGAAAACACGATGATAATTTGATTCTCGAGATCCAAACCATATAAGAATAACCTCCCGGCAGAAACAAGCACGTTTCTGTACTGTACGGCGATGAGTAACAAAGAAACATATGACACCCACTTGATCACATTTACGATCAACGCTGCGTTGTCGTGTTTTATCACGGCCAAAACGACGAAGCTTAGAATGATGTATTGAATCGCCATGTTAACTATGTTGACGTAACGGTCAATATCCGAAGCTCTGCAATCAGCGTTGTTGACGTCGTCTAATTTGATCGCAGCCGAAATCTTGGCGGCCATTATGTCAACACCGTCGTCTAGTCTTTTATTCTCCTCCGCGTCAAGAACCTTTGTTATTGAGCAACTCATTAATATATACACAGAATATAATAATTCCTTTTGAATTCTTCGATTGTTTATTTACATATATATGGTTTAGTCAGTGCCGAAAATATCGCGTGTAAACAGCTTCTTGCCAAAAAGAATACGATGTTCGAAGGGGACACGATTTGCGATGATGATGTCAGAATCTGTTGTGAAGCGACCGAGATCGTTATCAATGACGTAGTCCTGGTATTTGTCCACAGACGGCTCATAAATCACGATGTCAAACCCACGGGCCTTCAACTGTCCCATGATATCCAGGACCGCAGCATCCCTGAAGTTGTCGGACCCGGCCTTCATCGCAAGGCGGTATACGCCGACCGTCTTCGGCTTCTTGGCGATCACCGCAGCAACGATCGCCTGTTTCCGGACCAGGTTTGCCTCGACGACAGCGCTAATCAAACACTGGGGCACGCCCGCACAGTTTGCAAGGAGTTGTTTCGAATCTTTCGGGAAGCAGTAACCGCCATACCCAAAACCAGGGTTGCAGTATCCCTCTCCAATACGAGGTTCGAGCATCACACCATCGATAATATCAGCCGCGTTCAGGTGATACTTCAGGGCGAATGTATCGAGCTCGTTGAAATAAGAAACCCGCATCGCAAGATAGGTATTAGCAAACAGTTTGACGCTCTCTGCCTCTCTTGTTCCCATATACAGCACGGGGACATCGGGAATGCGCGATGCACGTGCCAGAAGCTTTCCAAAATCAGAATACACTGACTTGTGAGAATTATCCCCAATGATGATTCGCGATGGATACAAATTATCACGAAGAGCCCGGCCTTCGCGGAGGAATTCCGGCGAAAAAACAATATTATCGGTAACATATTTTTTGCGCATTGAATCCACAAACCCAATAGGAATAGTAGATTTGATCACGATGAGCGCAGTAGGGCACATATGATTGGCGTCTTTGATGACGCTATCAACCGTCTTTGTGTTGAAATATCCCGATACCTCGTCGTAATCAGTAGGAGTCGCCACGACGATGAAGTCAGGACTCTTGTAAGCAACCTCTTTGTCAGTGGTTGCCAAGATCTTGACATTGGGGTCTGTGAGGAACTCGTCGATTTCTTTGTCCTCGACGGGACTCTTGCGAGAGTTCATCTTGTCAACCCGCTCCTGAGAAATATCAAGAACGATGACATTGTGATACTTGGCGAGAAGAGCAGCCATGGCACTGCCAACGTAACCGGAGCCCACAACGGTGATGTTCTTGGCGGAAGACATTGTGTATTTTACAATGTGTGCGCGATGGAAGTGTTATAATACACAGTGTGTCGATATGAGTGCTCATGGGTAAAATGACAATCACAAGAATCCGTTCGATTTGTTTTCTAATGTGATTTTGTCGAGCGCTTTTTCCGTATGGCTTTCTATTCTCTGTTGTATTGTCTTCACGTTTGTCGGAACCTCGTGATGAAAAGCTACGGAATCAGTAGCCCTGAGTTTTACAGCATCCTGTATCGACATCTTCGTTCGTTTCGTCCCGCGGTCCATCTCTAAAAAATCACTCGCGCTGTTTGTAGGCGGTCGTAAACACAACGCGTCTACCGCTTCGTGTGTATACGTTCGCACGGCTTTCTTTTTTCCCATTATCCGTTCGGTTCCGTCGGGAAGTTTTTCTATTATCTTTTTGTTTCTCTCGATAATAGCACCTGGCAGTTCCTTGGCGCCTCGTGTGAACATCAGCAGCTTACCAGGCATTGCTGCTACCTGTTCTGGCGTTCGAAAACCCAACCGTTCCATGCTCTCGAGATACTCCACGAAGTCTTCTTTTGTAGTTCGTTCAGGAAGCACCAAAGTGATGTTCACATTGTTGTTAACGACACTATCAGTTATATTTGTAGTGCTATTATCAATGACTTTATTACCAGTGATATTATCCCCTTGGTGATTAGTTAAATTTCCTTCTTTCTTGTCATAATCCTCTTTCAATACAAACTCCTTTAGTTCGTTTTTCATCGTATGACCACATGAAACTTTCTTGTGTTTAGATGCATTGCTGCTATCTCCTGTCTTATAACCACACCCACATATATACAGTGTCAATTTGTATGTTTCTATATTCATATTTTAACATATATGCCAAATGGAATATTAAGTTATTTTCAAAAAAAATAATAGACTACCCGGTAGATAGAAACACGGTACACTAGTGGGAACTACCGGGTAGAATTATTTTTTGTTTAAATATTTATTTTTATTTCTTACAGAATTTATATACATGTATTAAGTTTTTGAAAGGGCCTCTTGGTTTGAATTTCTCACAAAAAAAGTTTGAAGTAGAAATACTTTGTAGAAATACTTTCATTTTTTACATGTTCGTGTGGTAGAAACGCAGTGTCGCCGTGGTATTCGCGATGGTCATATGCAGCCTCAGATTCTTGTTGATTTCAAACCGGGTGTCTTGGGGAGCCCGGTTGAACAACTCCATGAGCGAGCAGAACATCTTGTTGCTCATCTTTTCCGCTGGAAATAGCTTCTTCAGGCATAATTTCCAGAAATACTCCCCCATCTTGAGATACGAAACATCCAAACTGCCCGTGTTATTCTCGAATTTATCGGCAACCATTGCCACGCTCATCTCAACCACATTGTGCATTTGAGACATGGTATCCTTGGCATGAAACAGCCCGGGAATGAACAAGTCGTTCCACGAATCCAGCACGGGTACCACCCTATTCCTGATTTTCCCCCTGTGAAAGTGAGCAGGGGTGGAATTGGGGAGGAACGGGATTTGATGCATCTCGGCGTATTCCACGATGTCTTCCTTAGAAATGTCCAGAAGTGGTCTGAAAAAAGAGATGCCGTCCTGGACGACGAGCGTGTCCATGCCGGAGAGATTTTCGTACTTGTGGCAATTTCCAATGTTTTGTAGGATATTCTCTAGGCAATCATCCTTGTTGTGCCCCATCACCACCATGGCATCGCTGGCGATTGTTTTGTACGTAGAAAACCTGACCTGCCTGGTGTATTTCTCGTACGTGGTCCTCATGTCAGTTTCCACGCACTTCTGTCTCTTTATTTCCTCGATCCGCCGCACGTGAAGTGGGTATCCCAGAGAATTCACCCAATCTGTGACGAACGCCTCCTCATCGTACGCACTCGCCCGGTTCGTGTAATTGACCGTCACCACTTCCAGATCGTATTGATACATGTTCCGCAGGCCGCTGACAATGTGGAATGCCACCATCGAATCAGACCCGCCGGAAATACTCATCAAAAGCTTGGTTGGGCGATGTGCGTCGAGTGCCTTTCGCACCGCTTTCACCACGGGGTTTCCAAGATCGATTGGAATAACAGCGTCTGGTGGGATGAAATCCAGAGTGTCCCGGTGCGTTGCCGATGAGAAAACGGTGTTAGTGAACGTCGTCTTGATGAACTGCGACTGTTTTTCGACCGGGCAGCGCTCGTATGTTGCCTTGATGAAACGGAGTATGAACGGGTGGCACCCTGGAACGACGCGTTCCCAGGCCTTTCGCACAACTCGGAGTATCCATTCGGGGTCCCCCTGGTGGCG